TGTCAGAACCAGAGTCTATTGCAAGTGTTGATAAAGCAACTAAAGACTCTCCCGACAATTCTGCAAAAAACAAAGCATCAATCGCACCAAAAACTAAAGCTGGTATGATTAATGCAATGGCAACTATGACTATGGACTATGGTACAAAACACGATAAAGCAGAAGTGCAATCGTTGTATCAAAAAGTCATGGACATCATGAAAGGTGACCAACCTGAAATGAAAAAAGAGTCGTATGAAGCAGAAGAGTCAGTAGAGAAAGTAGATGCAGTTGATACTGCAAAAGCAGAACTTGACAATCTTGTTGAATCCGAAGCAACTCTTTCCGAAGAGTTCAAGGAAAAAACTGCAGTGATTTTCGAAGCGGCTATCAAATCTAAACTATCAGACGAAATTGATAGATTAGAATCTCAATACAAAGAAGAATTAGCAGAAGAAGTATCTTCTACTAAATCTGAATTGGTTGAGAAAGTAGACAGCTACCTAAACTATGTAGTTGAAAACTGGATTAAGGAAAATGAACTTCAAATCGAGAACGGTCTTAGGACTGAAATCGCTGAAGACTTCATGACTAAATTGAAAGACTTATTTACTGAGTCTTACATTGAAGTCCCAGAATCCAAAGTCGACCTAGTTGATGAACTGGCTGAACAAGTAGAAGAACTTGAGTCTAAACTCAATGAAACTACTCAAACAGTTATCGACCAAAGTGGTGAGTTAGAAGAATTAAAGAAAGACTCTATTATCAGAGAGTCCGCCAGTGATTTAGCTGACACACAAGTAGAAAAGTTAAAAACTTTAGTAAATGACTTAGACTTTGAAGACGAAGAAAAATTCAAAGAAAAAGTTAACACTATTAAAGAAGCTCACTTTTCTGCGGAACAAGGCGTATCCGATGAATCTATCGTAGAAGAAGAAGGTAGTGACGAGATAATCGAAACTGCTCCTTCTATGGACAGATACGTGGATGCATTACGTAAAACTCAACCTAAAAATTAATTTAGGTTATTAATATAGGAAATAACAATGGAACAACCAAATTATTCCGCTTTGATTGAGAAATGGAGCCCAGTTCTTAATGAAGAAACTGCTGGCGAAATTTCTGATAATCACAGACGTTCAGTGACTGCTCAATTATTGGAAAACCAAGAAAAAGCAATCAAAGAACAAAATGAACAGATGTTATTTGAGGCCGCTCCTGCTAACAACACTGCAAGTGTGTCCAATTTTGACCCAGTTCTTATTTCTTTAGTTAGAAGAGCAATGCCAAACTTGATTGCATATGACGTATGTGGTGTGCAACCAATGAATGGCCCAACTGGTCTTATCTTCGCTATGAAGGCAAGATACCAAGGTGGTTCAACTTCTAACAGAGAAGCTTTATTTAACGAAGCTGAAACTAGATTCTCAGGTGACTCATCTGGGACTCATGATTCAGATAACGCTTCTGGTTACAACAACATTGACTCAGACGGTGACAGATTAACTTCACTAGCCGCAACTGGTATGCCAACTGTTGACGCAGAAGAGTTAGGTGCTTCAACTGGTAGTACTTTCAACGAAATGGGTTTCACTATTGAGAAATCAACAGTGACTGCTGTTTCAAGAGCTTTGAAAGCTGAGTACTCTTTAGAATTAGCACAAGACCTTAAAGCAATTCATGGTCTTGACGCTGAGACTGAACTTGCTAACATTCTTTCAACTGAGATTTTAGCTGAGATTAACCGTGAGGTTATCAGAACTATTAACTCTCAAGCGAAAGACGGTGCACAACAAGCTAACGTAACTGTTAATGGTGTATTTAACGTATCATCTGACGCAGACGGGCGTTGGAGTGCTGAGAAGTTCAAAGGTCTAACTGTCCAAATCGACAGAGAATGTAACCAAATCGCTAAAGATTCAAGAAGAGGGAAAGGTAACTTACTTATCTGTTCTTCTGATGTAGCGACTGCATTAGCTGCTTCTGGTACTTTAGACTACTCACCAGCTATTTCTAACAACTTAAATGTTGACGATACTGGTAACACTTTCGCTGGTTTAATCAATGGAAGGATTAGAGTATACATCGACCCATATGCTAACACTGACTACTGTACTGTAGGTTATAAAGGAACTAATCCTTTTGACGCTGGTGTTTTCTACTGTCCTTACGTACCATTACAAATGGTTAAGGCTGTTGGGGAAGATACTTTCCAACCTAGAATTGGTTTTAAAACAAGATACGGAATGGCGTCAAACCCATTTGTAGGTTCTACACCTGCTAACGGACTTGCTTCTGTTAAAACTAACTTCTACTACAGAATATTTAAGGTTACTAACATCTTAACGTAATCTGTAGACCAGAATAAGAAAG